AAAAAACGTCCGGCACATCTTCGTCGACCCGTCCGCTGCGAGCTTCAAGCTCCAGTGCAAGAGGAAGGGCGTACTCGGCATCAAGGACGCAGACAACGACGTCATCGACGGAATACGCACGACGTCCAGCATGTTGAAGAACGGCTCGTACAAGATCGGTGACAACTGCAAGAAGAACATAGAGCAGAAGGGTGGCTACGTTTGGGACCCGAAGCAGCAGAAATACGGAATCGATGCGCCTGTCAAGGTGGAAGACCACACTCAAGACGAGGAACGCTACGTGCTGCATTCGATGTTCGGGACTCGGAAGTACGACCTTCTTGACAAAATGAACACGAGGTGATTGACAGATGATAAACCACGTACCGACCAACTCGATGCAACTCGTCCGGTTTGACGGGTGGGAAAACCTCTTCACCGGGCTAGGAGTAGAGAACCGGGACCCGACCGTCAGCACGCGCTACAAGAAGAGCGCTCGTCTTTCCGAATCCGAATACCGGAATCTTTACGAGGGAGACGGCTTCGCCCGGAGGATAGTAGACCTCCCGGTAAGCGACATGACAAGAGAGGGCTTCGAGGTTGTAGGCGACGAGGAAGGCGAGATACTCGACGAGTTGAAACGGATATGCGCCGTGGAGAAGCTGTCCCGGATGCTGAAATGGGGGAGCGTCTTCGGTGGTGCTGTCGGTGTTGTGGGCCTCATGGACGGACAGGACCTCGATAAGCCTCTCAACGAGAACCGCCTCAAGAGCGTCGAGTTCATCCACGTGTTTGACCGGTTCCGGATACACTGGTCCAACGACGACCTGTACAAGGACCCGAACGAAAAGAACTTCGGACAAATCGAGTACTACCATGTCACACCGAGGAACGGCACGATGTTCACGGTGCACGCGTCGAGGGTCCTTTCAACGGACGGCGTCGAGATTACCGATTTCACCCGTCAAGAAAACCAAGGTTGGGGCGACTCGGTGTACAAGTCGCTTTACGACTACATTCGCCGGTTGACAAACGTCTACGGCTCCGCTGAACACATCGTCGGCTCGTTCGTCGAAACGATGCTACAGATAGAAGGGCTGGCCGACCTCATCGCTGCAGGGAAAGAGGACGTGGTCAAGAACCGGCTGCAGATACTCGACCTCGGTCGCCACGTCATGAACACGGTGCTGATTGACAGCCAAGAAACCTACGAGAAAAAGACCGCTAACGTCACCGGGATTGATAAACTGATAGACCGCTTCCAAATGGCGATGTCCTCCGTGACGGGCATCCCGGTCACCGTCCTTTTCGGACGGAGTGCAGCCGGGGAGAACTCCACCGGGGAAGCCGACTTCCGCATGTGGTATGACAAGGTAGCGGACAAACAGCGTATGGAGCTGTCGCCTCTTCTCGAACCGCTCATCCGGTGGGTGCAAATAGCGAAGCAGGGTCCGTTCCGGGGAACCGAAATTGACGGGTGGGAAATCAAGTACCATCCTCTGTGGCAACCGACCGAGAAGCAGGTAGCGGAACAACGGAAATTGACAGCTGAGAGTGACGAGATATACATCAACCAAGGCGTTCTCGCTGCGGACGAAGTCCGGGAGTCCCGGTTTGGTGGCGACGAATACAGCATGGAAACGGGCATTGAGGGAGACATCGCTCCGCTAGAGGAAGAGGACCCGGACGAAGAAGACGACTTCGGGGTTGAAGAATGAGCACGCAGGAAGTCCGACACGAAGCTGAGGCCGAACAGACACCGGCCATTGACAGAGGAGAAAAGGAAGTGACAGATAAAAACGCGTACCGGGAGGACGACCATGTCGAAATCAGTGATTGAACACGGTGCTGACTGGTACAACAACGACGAACAGGTCGAGTGTCCTGAGTGCAGGAACGACGACTATGACAAACTACAGGTGGAGTTGGTGCACGGCTCGAAGCAGATAACACCGAACACGGTCCTCGAAGGACCCGGTGCGCTTGTCAAGTGCCTGAGCTGCCTGTGTACGTTTTTTCTTGAAAGGGACGACTGATGAGTACTGAGGTCATCAAAAGCGGAAGCAGCGAAGCAACCAGCATCGGAGCGAAGGTGTGTCCGGAGTGCCGGAGTTCGAACGTCTTGACAAAGGTACTCGCATCCGACGAGGACTACTTCGTCGAGGAAGAAGCAATCGGGCCGGGTGTCGGTGGACACTGTCAGGACTGCGGTTGCGTCTACGTTGTAAGGGAGGACTAGTGTGCCGGTCATGCGGTGTCAGCGCGGAGGGAAAAAGGGCTGGAAGGCCGGGCCTACCGGGTTTTGCTATATAGGGACCTCCGCACGTGGCAAGGCCGAAAAGCAGCTGGCTGCGATTAAGGCGTCGCAGAAGAAACGTGGCAAGATTGACAGTGAAGAAAAGAAAAAGACGCAGACGCGTCTTGACATAGACGAAGCAACTGCTCTTTCAAAGTTAGGGTTAAGCCGGAACAGAACATCAAAGCGGAAGGTCCGCTTCAAGCGACCTCCGAAGTGGCTGCTACCGTTGGGTATTGAGAGAGAATACCAGCGCAGATTGACAGCCGTCGTCCGGGAGTGGAAAGCGGTATGTGACCGAACTCTCATGCGTCAACTTCCTGCCCTCGTTGAGGAAGGAAGGATGGAGTTCAACCTCGACGCGTTTACCGACTCGTTGGACATGCTGGTCGACAACCTCAAGCTCGAAGTCAACAAGGACAAGGAGAAATACGGGGTGGTCGCACTTGACATCGGAGAGAAGACGAAACGATGGAACGACAAGGAGTGGCGCAAGACGATGAACCAAGTCGTCGGCGTTGCTCCCTTCTCCGCTCCGGGAACCGAGGCACTCGTCACGGACTTTACAAGTGAGAACGTTGGTCTGATAACGAAGCTCGGAGATTCCACGATGGAGGACATACGTGGCATCGTTCACCGGGGAGTCAAGCAGGGCAAACGGCACGAAGAGATAGCGAAGGAGATAACGGGCCTAGTTCCACCGGGACGCTTCAAGAAAGCGGAAACGAGAGCGAAGCTCATCGCTCGCGACCAAGTCTCCAAGCTCAACGGGCAATTGACACAGGCGAATCAGACGTCGGTCGGAGTTACCGAGTACATATGGCGCTCCTCCGACGACAGCCGGGTCCGGGCAACGCACGAGGCGAACGACGACAAGAAGTTCAAGTGGTCGAATCCTCCTGCAGCAACCGGGCATCCGGGACAGGACATCAACTGCCGGTGTTGGGCTGAGCCGGTGTTCGATGACTTAGCGGAAGCCATCAACGCCGATCCACCAGCACCTAGTGCGCCTGTCAAGGTACCAACGCCGAAGAAGACGAAGCCCGACGTAAAGACGAAAAAGCCCTTAAAGACTCAGGTGGACAAGAAGTTATCGTCCGAGTCGGTAAAGGCCACTGAGCGGTACGTATCGGACTATGAAGAGTTGAATCAACAACTCCGACTTGGGCAGGTATCCGCCAAAAACAAAAAGTTCGCTGCGTCGCTGGAGAAGGCAATTGACGAGTCAGAAGGTCTAGCGGAAGATACGGTTTTTTGGCGTGGCATGGAGTTCGAGTCAAAAAACAATCCGTTTCTCGGTAACTTTAAGAAGGGATATACGTTCAGCGATGAGGGCTTCCAGTCGATGTCGCTCGACAAAAAGGTAGCTGAGAATTTTTCGCGTGGGGGTGGGTTCGGTGACGTTGAGGTGTTAATGAAAATCAACGTACCAAAAGGGACTAAGCTAGCCAAGATACCGAGTGGGCTGGACGAGTTCATTCTACCGCCATCAAAAGGACCACAGGTGTATAAAGTCACCAAGGTCACGAAGCCGATTTCGGGTAAGCTTCTAGTGGAGGTTGACTACAGGGATATCTCGAAGGTCGCCACCAAGGGACCAAACAAAGGAGTAAAGCCGGTAGTCGCTAAACCGAAGCCACCGAAACCGGACGCATTCGACACGGCGAAGTACAACGAAATGGTGTACGATGACGAACAAAAGGAGTTTCTATTTGGAGCGAAGGAAACGCTCAAGAAGAACTCCGGGATGGACAGGCCCAAGGCGCTGCAGGACTACATCGGAAACGGCTTTACAGACGTCAATGATGAGCTTCGTGGTATGCCTGTCAATTTCGAGTACTTCAACGACTCGTTGGAGATACAGGAGGCTATTGACGATCTCGTTGACCTGTACAACCACGCTCCGAAAACACCGGAGAACCTCGTCCTTTGGAGAGGCACCGGGCTGGACCACGTGAAGAATCCTCACAAGCTCGTGGGGAAGACCATCACGGAAGACGCGTTCCTGTCAACGACGCTCAACGAACAAAAGACGAACTTCTTCATCAGTTGGGCTAAGGACCGGGACATCGAGAAGGTGGGACGAATGAAGGTATACGTTGACAAAGGAGAGGCGTTTCTCCCCGGAACAATATACGAACGGGAGGTGATATTCGAACCCGGCAGGACCCTAAGGATACTCAAGGTTGACGAGGTGAAGCCGAACGTGTTCAACATCGAAGCGCAGCTCGTAAAGGACGTACTCTGATGCAGAAAGCTAAATACGCAAGCAACCCGACGCTGGACAAAATCAGCCAGTGTATCCGGTGCAAAAACGACATCGGGAATGGTGCCTGTAAAGCGTTCCCCGACGGCATCCCGATGCAGATACTCAAAAACGAATGGGACCACCGGGAGGAGTTTCCCGGTGATAACGGTATCCAGTTCGAGGAGGAAGAATAGATGTCAAAAAGGAACGACGAGGACAAACGACGGTTTCACCGTGTCCGTGTGTTCGACCCGAAGAGGGAGCACGAGAGCACTGCAATCGTGGCCCGGTTCGCCGGGAAGATGAAGCTTCCGGAGGGAGTGCTCTCCGTGACGTACACCATCCGCTCTCCGTGGAACAACTCGACGTACGAAGCCACTCAGTCGCTTCTCTTCCCTGTCAAGTCGTATACAAGGAAGGCAGCTGAGGAGTGGGTACAGGCGAACTACTACATGGAAAAAATCGAAAGCAAGACGGTGCAGCTGACCGACATCAAGATGGACGCGCAGCCTCGGAACGACTCAGCTGGTGGCGTTGTTCGACACGACGTCGGTGAGATAGTCGGTGGGGTCGAAATGACGAGCGAGGGCTTCCTCAAGACGGACGCCGTCGTGACACGGACCGGTGTTCTCAACTACCGGAACCCGGACGGCACGCTGCGACGCGAGCTACGTCATCCCGACGATGTCTTCAAACTTGACAGCCTTCACACCATGCGCATGATTCCCTTGACAAACGACCATCCTCGTGTTCGGCTGCTGGACAGCGAAAACGCAAAGGAGTTTCAGGTCGGATTTACAGGTGAGAACGTTCGACCGGACGGACGTTTTGTCCGGGCACCACTGACTATAACCGACGAAGCGGTGGTCAGAGCAGTGGAGTCCGGGAAACGCGAACTCTCTCTAGGCTACCGCGTTGACCTAGTAGAGGAAGACGGAGAGTACAACGGGGAGAGGTACGACTACCGGCAGACAAACATCCGGTACAACCACCTTGCCCTCGTTGACTTTGCAAGAGCAGGAGCGGAGTCCCGAATCGAAATGGACCACGCCGATGCCGTAGAGATAGATAGCAAGAAGCAACCGCATACACCAAAACCTACAACCTCAAAAAGGAGAACAGGTATGCCTCACATTAACCTCGACAACGGTCTGTCGTACGAAGTTGACAGCGCAGAAGTGGTCGTCGCCTTCGGTCAGCTGAAAGCCGACAAAGAAGATTTACAGACGAAACTCGACGCTGCCAATGCCGAACTCGAAAAGACCAAAGCCGAACTCGACACCTCGAAGGCCCGTGTCGACGAACTCGAAAAAGTCGATGTCGCAGCCGAAGCGAAGAAACTCGCCGACGCTCGCGTAGACTGCATCACCAAGGCCAAAAAGGTCCTTGACAAAGAAGAGCTGGAGAAGCTCGACGGTGCAGCCGTAGTCGACATCAAGAAAGCCGTCATTTCGAAGCGGTTCCCGGAAGCGAAGCTCGACGACGCGACCGACGTCTACATCGACACCCGTTTCGACACCATCATCGACCTCGCTAAAGAGGACGGTGGCGACGACACCGGTGGAAACGCCGACGACGCTGCTGCACGGCAGCGGAAAGCAGTTCAGAGCCGTGGTGACTCCGGAGACAAGGGAGAACCCGACGCCGATTCAGCCCGGAAGTCGATGCAGAACTCGCGCCGGGACGCGTGGAAAAACGAAAAGAAGGACTAACCCTTCAACCTTAACGCTAGATTGACAAACGAGAATCTAACACTCTAACTAAGGAGAAACCATGAGCCAGACTGCCTACAACCGCGACTTTGCCGTTGCACAGGCCGGTATGATCGCCGACCTCGGTTTCAGCGACCGCATCGAGTCCGCGTCCGCCGAAAGCGCAGTTCCTTTCGGAAAGGTCGTCGTCGCCGGGACCAACCCGGAAACACAGGTGAAGGTTGCTGCTGCCGACACGGACACCGTGGCCGGAATTGCAGTTCTCACTCACCTTGAGCAGACCAGCGCAGGCGTTGCGCAGTACGCCGACAAGGAAACCGTGAATGTCGCCCGTAAAGCTGTAGTATGGTGCCCTGCCACGGACCCTGTGACCATCAATACCGCCGTTTATGCCGACCTCGTAACCGTAACAGGAAACGTGACCGGTGCATCGGCGAGCAACCTTGAGATTCCGACCGCCGTCTTCCGTTCTTCGAAGGACGCGACAACCGGACTCGCAAAAGTCGAAGTCAACTTGCCGTAACGGGCTTGTTTGCATTTGTCAATTTTAACCTCAACTTCAACGAAGGAGTAAGACGTGATTCAGAAAATACAGAGCGTCAACCTCGATGCGAATGAGTCTGTCTTCTTTGCTCGCGAACTTGAACACATCAAGGCTCAGTCCTACGATGTCAAGTACCCGGAGTACAAGGCCACACGGCTCATCCCCGTCAGCGGTGATGCTGGTCCCGGAGCAAGGACCATCACCTACCGTCAGTTCGACTCTGTCGGTGTTATGAAGATCATCGCCGACTACGCGACCGACCTTCCCCGTTCTGACGTAAAAGGGAAGGAGTTCACATCACCCGTCCGTTCTCTCGGAGGCAGCTACGGCTACTCGATTCAGGAAATCCGGGAAGCTCAGATGGCAAACCGTCCTCTCGAACAGCGTAGAGCGAACGCGGTCCGGCGTGCAAACGAGCAAGCCGTCAACCGCATCGCGTGGCTGGCAAAGACGGACGACGGAACAAACGGCGGACTGCAGGGACTGCTGTACAACCCGAACGTCACCAGTGGCGCTGCCACGACCGGCGATTGGGCGACAGCTACACCGGCAGAAATCCTCGCCGACATGAACAAAGCGGTCCGGGACATGCTCGTCCTCACAAAGGGCGTAGAGGTTCCCGACACCGTGCTGCTCCCGGTCGACCAGTTTGCGCAGATTCAGCAGACACGGCTTGACAGCGGAACAGACACGACCATCATGGAGTTTTTCCTCAAGAACAACCCCTCCATCACCTCGATAGAGTGGGTCAATGAGCTTGCAGGTCTGAACCCGAAACCGAGTGGTGCTGCTTCGGCCACCGACGTGATGGTGCTTTACAGGCGCAGTCCCGACGTTCTCACCCTTGAGATACCGCAGGACTACGAGCAGTTCCCGGCACAGGAGAAAGGGCTGGCCTTCATGGTCCCGGCTCACTCCCGTATCGGTGGCGTCATTGTCTACTATCCGCTGGCAATCAGCATCGTAGAAGACATCTAAGGCGTCAATTGACAAACGATAACCCGGACCCCGGTGTCAAAGCCGGGGTTCTTTTTCACTTTCCGACAGGAGAAGAAAGATGCTCATCAAGAACGCTGCAGCACGAGTTTTCGTAGCACCGACAGCAGCACGGGTGTTTCTTGTTCCCGGTGTGACGACCGTCGACGACAAGGTCGCGAAGGAAATCGTCAACCACAAGTGGTTCAAGGAGAACCCGAACCTGTCCGTTGTTGACGGCACCGAAGCTCCGGCTTCCGCTAAGGACGACGACAAGGACACCGGCGGTGGCGACTTCACCGAGCTTTCCAAGCTCAACGTAAAACAGGCGAAGAAGGTCATCGCCGACATTCAGTCCATCGAACAGCTCGAAAAGATACTCGAAGTTGACGACCGTAAAGGAGTACAGGAAGCGGTCGAGGCTCGTATCGATGAGATAAACGCTGCCCTCGAAGCGCAGAAAGACGAAGAGGGAGAAGGAGAATAAACATGCCTGTGACCACTGCGAAAGAGATAGTCCTCGTCCGAGACCCCGACATTCCGGACGACCAGCAATTGACAGACAGGATAGCACTTGCCACGGCTCGCACCGGTGACGAGTGGGGCGACCAAAAGAACGAGGCTATCGCACTGCAGGTGTTGCACATGTATGCTCTTGATAGCCGGGGTTCCGCTGCCTCAGGTGGCGGAATCGCCGGTCCATTGACAGGAGAGAAGGAAGGGCGCGTGTCCCGGCAGTACGGTGGCTCGCTCCTCAACTCACTGAGTGCGAAGGACATACCGTGGGCGCAGACGTCTTACGGGCTGGAGTACCTAGCCCTACGACGGATGTGCATCATGGGCGTAAGAACAAGGAACCTTTAATGGCTGCTGTGATTGACAGGGACAAAGGCTGGAACCGCATCAAGCGCGACCTCAAGCGACTTGACAAGAGCTACTCCAAGGTCGGTCTTCCTAAGGAGGCCCAACCTAAGAGCGGACACCTGTCGTCTATGAGCGACCTTGTAATCGTCGGCGCGGTGCACGAGTTCGGTGCTCCAAGAGTTGGAGTTCCACAGCGCTCGTGGCTCCGGACCGGTGCAGACGAGGCGAAACCGGCACTCAACAAGCTGATACAGAAGCAATACGACGCCGTCCTCCGAGGACAGACCAGCGTACACCTAGCACTACGGACGCTAGGCGTCTTTATGACCGGGCGCATCAAGCGGAAGATACGGAACCTCAAGTTCCCTCCGAACGCGCCGTCCACGATACGAAAGAAAGGAAGCGCGAATCCGCTAATTGACACCGGTCAAATGGTCCAGTCCATAACGAACGTCGAGGTCATTAAAGGATGAGCCTGAGAAACCGAACACTGACGATATCCCGGCTAGGCTCCGGAGGATACGACGCTAGCGGAAAATACGTACCGGACGCTTCGCCGTCCGAGTTCGACATCAAGTGCAGCGTGCAACCGCTCGCCGGGGAAGAGGTTAATCTCCTCCCGGAAGGAAGACGGGAGAACGCTGCTTACCGCGTGTACACCGACACTCTCTTGAGAACGGCCAAGAGGGGGAGCAGTGGACACAACGCGGACCAAACGACAATTGACGGGGAAGAATTCGAGTGTCTCCGAGTCGAGGTGTGGCAGAACTCGATCATCCCCCACTACGAAGCCGTATTTGCACTTAAGGTATGAGTATAAACATCGACAGCATATACACCGCTCTCAAGTCGTGGTGTGACACGGCGACAGGGCTGACGACCATCCGGGCTGAACAGAACGGAGAAGCGCCGAACGAGCCGTACTTTACAATGCGGATTGCGACGAAGACGCGCATCGGGGAGGACTACTTCGGCAGCAGCTCGAACATGGGCGTCATTCAGATAGTCGGAAATCGCGACTTGACAGTTGAAATGCAGGGCTACGGAAACGGCGTGACCGAGAAGATGGAAGACCTCGTGCAGTCGCTCCGCAAGCCGTCTGTTCAGTTGACGTTTCGACAAGCCGGTATCGCCATCGTCGATTCCGAACCGGCCTTAAACATAACAGGTCTTGACGGCACCGAGTTTGAAGAACGGGTGTCGTGCGACTTCATTTTTCGGGTTGCGTCCGTGACTACCGACGAGGTCAGCTACATCGACACGTCCGTTGTCGAGGGTACCTCCCTCGGACCGGACCTCAACACGATTTCAATAGATACGGTAACAATCACCTCAACCTAAGGAGTACCACATGTCTCTTGAAGACATCGTCAATGTTCAAATCAGTCGGAACACGGTCTCCGTGTCGAGGGCTGGCTTTGGTACTGCGCTCATCGTAGGGCCGAACGCTCCGTACTCGACCGCACGGACTGCCGTGTACACCAGTATCGCTGCGATGGTTAGCGCCGGATACGCTACCACCGACGAGGAGTACATAGCAGCCTCGAAGCTCTTCGCTCAGAATCCGAGTCCCACACGGGTCAAGACCGGGCGAATTGACGTCGGAGACGCAGACCTCACAGCGACACTCAACGCCATCGTTAACGAAGATAACGACTGGTACGCTCTTATCGTGACGGACCACACGAAGGCCAACCAGCTTCTTGCTGCAGCGTGGACCGAAACGCAGAGGAAGATTTACTGCCTGTCAAGTGACGAAGCTGCAATCGTCGACACGACAGACGGAGCAGACTCGACCTCTATCGCTGCGCAGCTTAAAGCGTCGTCGTACCTGCGTTCTTGCCTCCTCTACTCGGCAGTTGCCGATACGCAGTTCCCGGAGGCAGCAGCGCTCGGTCGTATTCTTCCTCTCGACCCCGGCTCCTACACGCTCAAGTTCAAGACGCTGGCAGGTATCACCGTCGACAGCTTGACAGCTACACAAAAGACCAACGCTCTCGCGAAGTACTGCAACACGTACACCACCATCGGTGGGGTCAACATCGTGGAAGAAGGAAAGGTTTCCGGGAACGAGTGGCTCGACACTATCGTCTTCATTGACTGGTGTCAAGCACGTATCACCGAGGGTGTTTACGGCGTCTATGTCAACAACGACAAGCTGCCCTACACCGACGCTGGTATCGCTGCCCACGAAGCCGAAATCGCTAAGGTCGGCGATCAGGGCATTGCACAGGGAGGAGTATCACCCTACGCAGAGGACAGCGACGGAAACCAGATAGGCGGATACTTCATCGTGCTGCCTAAGCTGGAAGACATATCAGCAGCAGACAAGAACAACCGGATTTTGAACGGCGTCAAGTTCACCTTCTACCTTGCAGGTGCCATTCACGCGTCGGTCATCAACGGAATCGTGACGGTATAACCCGATTGACAAGTGCAAATCGGATAGCCAATTGACAAACACAAATAAGGAGTGAGACATGCCAGTAAGAACCTATGACCCCAAAGCGATAGCGCTGACGGTCGGTGGTGTGCCTATCACCGGGTTTGCCGACGGCACCTTCGTTCTCGTTGAACGCGCTAACGACTCTTTTACGAAAGTAGTCGGTGCAGACGGCGAGACCAGCAGGGCCAAGTCGCAGGACCGGAGCGGTCGTATCACCATCACGCTCGCACAGACGAGTAACTCGAACGACTACTTGTCCTCTGTCATGAAGAGGGACGAGGAGTTCAACGCCGGTGTCGTGCCGATTCAGGCGAAGGACGTGACCGGAGCATCGACGGTGTTCTCCGGGAGCGGATGGGTCGTGAAACCGCCCAACGTCGAATACGGCAAGGAAATCAACAACCGGGAGTGGATGTTCGACTGCGCCGACCTCACGATGTTCGTCGGAGGGAACGTACCGCTATAAGCCACGACGAGGTATCTTCCGTCCGTCCGGGGAGGGGGGAGGGCCTAAGGGCTTACTCTCGGCCTCAGAGTGGACGGACGATACCTCCCCGGCGCTTCCTAAGCGCTTAAATTAACCACAGCAGGAGGAGAACATGCAGGACCTAAAAGACAAGATACGGGAGAAGGAGATCGACGGCGACGTGTACACCGTCACGCCCTTCCTCGGAGTGGAGGGCTTCAAAATCAAGACGAAGCTCCTCGCGACGCTCGCGCCATCGGTGGGCAGCGCTCTCGGAAGCGTACCACCCGGCGCTAAGAGTGTACAGGACGTCGATATCAGCAACGTCCTTGGTATTGACACGATGGACCGTCTAGCGAAGGTACTTGACGAGCGAGAATTGACAGAGTTCATACTCCGTCTTCTCAAGAGCACGCAGTGCAACCGGCAGGAGATAAACAAGGAGTTCTTCGACCGGCACTTCGCAGCAGCGTATCACACGATGTGGAAGGTCGTCATGTTCGTACTGGAGGTGAACTACGGCTCTTTTTTCGGGGAAGACGGTATTGGAACGCTCCTAGTGGCAGCGGTGACTCCGGGTTCCAGTCCGTCTACGACGAGTGCAGAGGGTACTTAAGCGAAGAGCTACACGACGAAATCGAGTGCTGGATGCTGGTCCTCAACGGAGTGTGTAGCTGGCAAGAGCTGAACTCGTTTTGGAGCTTTGAGGATATACGCAAATGCGCTGCGATGCTGGAGTACAAGGGCTTGACAGATAAGAAGGTGGAGAAGCTGATACGGGATAAACAAGGGAGAAATTGACAGTGGTCATAAGAGAGCTGATAACAAGAGTCGGATTCCAAGTCGAAAACAGCAAGCTGGCTGCGTTTGACCGGGACATTGGAACTCTCCGTGGCAAGCTAGGTGCAATGACCGGGAACATCGACGCCGTGGCGAACAAGCTCATCGGTATCGGCGGTATGTTGACCGCTGCTGTTTCCCTTCCTATTGGCTTGATAGGTGTCTCCTCCCTCAAGGCAGCGTCGCAGGTCGAACAGCTCGATATCGCGTTGTCTACGATGCTTGGCTCGCAGGAAAGAGCGAACAAGCTGATTTCCGACATGATGGCCTTCACTGAACGGACCCCGTTCAAACTCGAAGGTCTACAGCAGACGGTGAAGCAGCTCATCGGTATGGGCTTTGAAGTAGACACCGTACTTGACACAGTAGAAAACCTCGGCAACGTTTCATCCGGTACCGGTGCCGACCTCCAGCGCATGGCGCTCAACCTCGCACAAGTCAAGCTACAAGGAAAACTTACCGGACGCGACCTCAAGGACTTTGCAGCGCAGGGTGTTCCTATCCTTGCACAGCTAGCAAAACAGCTCGGCGTCACGGAAAAGGAAATCTCAAAGATGGTGGAGGGTAGGAAGATCACCTTTGACGACGTGATGGAAGCTTTCAGGGCGATGAGCGGTGAGGGAGGTCGATTCCAAGGTCTGATGGAGAAGCAGTCGAAGACGCTCGGCGGTCTGTGGTCCATCTTCCTCGACAAGCTGTTCCGCGTTCGTATCGAACTTGGAAAGATGCTGGTCGAGCAGCTGCGACTTGACAAGGTTCTACGTAAGGTGTTTAAGGTGCTGGACGTCATCATCAAGGTGTTGACCAAGATGCCGAAGCCTCTCAAGCTCATATTGGTCGTCATGGTCGGTCTTGCTGCAGTGCTAGGTCCGGTGCTCATCGGTGTCGGCCTCTTGATTAAAGGCTTCCTCCTTTTAAAAGCGGTCTCAATCATCACCGGGATAGCGATGGGCACGATAACGGCTCAGCTCCTCATTTGGCCAGCAGCGATACTGGCGGTCATGGCTGCGTTGTTCCTCTTGATAGACGACTTTAAGACGTGGCAGAAGGGAGGACGCTCCGTCCTCGGCATGTTCCTTGACGGATGGAAAGACCTCGTCGAGGGCATCAAGGAGATATGGCGCGGTCTTAAGGGCTTTTTCAAGGCTATCATCGCGAAAGACTTCGAAGAAATCAAGCGGATGTTCGACCTCTTCAAAAAGACGAACGCCGTCTTCCTGCACGATGTGTTTGGCATCGGTGCCGACCCGACTGCAATGCCAGCGAAACCGAGAGTGAAGCTGAACCAACTGGAGCAGGACGTTTTCAACTTTGTCAAGAACTTGACACCTGCAAATAGGAATGCCTTCTTAAGCTCTCTGCAGGGAGCGGACTCGGCGCAGGTAGCAGCTCTCCTCGCTACGGCAAGAGCGGACCAGCAGATAGCCGGGGTACGCAGGAACGTGATACAGATGCAGAACGAGTTCGTGGTGCAGGTACCGGAAGACACGACGCAGAACCAAGCAAAGAAACTAACAACGGAAGCTGCTGCCCTCATGGGAGAGGAAGCAGAGAACGTGATAGCGAACAACCAGTAGGAATTGACAATGGTCACACTGATATCAAAGAACTCGGACGGCGTGGATGTCGGCTTTTTGGAGCTGGACGCGACACCAAGCGAAACGCACGTTTACGAAAGCCGACCGACGAACTACCCGGTTGAAACTGGAGTGCTCATTACCGACCATATACGGCGCGAACCGGAGCAGCTGAGGCTCGACGGGTTCATCACGAACTCACCGACCGACTTGGCTACCCCGGCAGTCCCGTTTACCAGCGACCTCGCACAGCTAGCGTTTGACTTCTTGGAGGAGGTTTACAAGGAACGACACCTCGTCGACGTGGTGACACGATTCAAGACGTATTTCGACATGGCGATGTCTCGCCTGTCAATTCCGCGTACGAACAGAACCGGTGACGCTCTCGCCTTCTCTTGTTCGTTCGTGCGGATAGTCAAGGTTTCGACCGAGCTGGTCACGGCTCCCAACCTGTCAACCGCCACGAGCGGACCGGCAGGAGGAACGAATAAACAGGCAACGACAGACGTTAAAAAAGGAAAACAACCGGTGCCCGATTCGGCGCTTTACGACCTCGGACAGGTCGCCGGTTTTATACCACAGTGAGGACTTATGCTGACGATACCGTGGTCTGACTTCCCGTCTTTTTCGCAAGAGTGCACGCTCGACGGCGTGGTCTACCGGTTCCGCTTCAAGTGGAACTACCGTGGTCAATATTGGACGATGGACCTGCACGACCGGGACCAAAACCCGATACTCTTAGGTGTCAAGCTGGTCGTGCGATTCGACCTTGTCAAGCACTACCCCGGACGAGCGGTACCACCGGGCGTGTTCGTTGTGACGGACCCGAAGGGAGAAATTGACAGAGTAGAAGAAGGTGACATGGGAGTCAATACGCAGTTAACGTACTTTACAGAGGCGGAAGCCGAAGCGCAGGGCCTACGATGAGCCAGTTTGACCGAATAGCGTCCCTCATCATTGGTGAGGAAGGAAGCTCCGAAGCGATTCAGGTACAGGACCTCCGTATCGGCTTTTCAGTTACGAAGACGAACGACAAGACGACGAACAAAGGACAGGTGACGGTGTACAACCTGAACTTGGACACGCAGAACAAGCTTGACAGGATAGAAGGCTTTGTCACTTTACAGGCGGGATATGTGCAGGGCGACGGTCTACAGAACGTGTTCACCGGCGACATCACCGTGGTGTCTACCCGGTACGAACCACCGGACGTCATCACGACGATTCAGTGCAACGACGGCTTCCGCAAGCTGCGCGATTCGAGAGGTGCTTTTTCCTACGCTGCCGGTACGAAGGTACAAGACGTGCTAAGCGACCTGCTCTCTCGCTTCAACATAGCCCGGAAGTCGAACAGCATCGACGTACCGGACTTCGAATACGTTAACGGAGTTTCGTTCGGCGGACCGGTCAAGACGCTCCTCGACAAGCTTATGGGCACGGTCGGGTACGTTTGGTCGTTTCAAGACGGAGAGTTGAAGTTTTACCCGAAGAACGAAGAGGACCAAACCGAGGCATTCCGCTTGACAAGTGAGACTGGACTGATAAAGGCACCGGAGAAGGTAAGCGACGTGTCCGGTCAATCGAAAGACGCAGGAGCGAAGCCGGGGTGGAACGTGATGTCGGTGCTCTTGCCGAGCATAGAACCGGGAAATCCGGTGCGGATATCGAGCATTGCACTACCGACCCCGACCAACTTCGTGGTAGAAAGAGTCGAACACCGGGGTGACACGTGGGGAGCGGAATACGTGACCTCGCTACTAGTGAAGGAACTATGAACAAACCGACCTTGACACAGGCGATAAACGCAGCAATCGAGTACGCTTTGAAGCAGATACACGTCTGTCTTCCGGGCCGGATAGAGGAATACGACTTTACAGAGCAGAAGGCGAGCGTGACTCCTCTTCTGTCAATCGCGTATGACGACGGCACCACGGTTGATATGCCAATCGTGCAGAACGTCCCGGTCGTTTTCCCGGCTGGAGGAGGAGCGTCAATCACGTTTCCCCTCCGTCAAGGCGACGGCGTGCTGCTCGTCTTCTCGGAACGGTCGATTGACCAGTGGCTATCTCTTGGTGGCGTGGTCGTCCCGGACGACCCTCGCACGTTCGACCTGTCGGACGCAATAGCGATACCGGGACTGAACCCGTTCAGAGGGAACGGGCTAGCGCAGGACAACGACAGCGTGTACATCACGTACAACGACGCTACGATAAAGATCGGTGACGACGGAACCGTGGATATAAACGACGGCAACTTGACGGTGGAGACATGAGCGAACTGATAGCGAACGACGGAATGCAAATATCGGCGACCTCACTTGGAGCGTGGATACCGGGCGACCCGAATTTGCCGGTTGATATGTCGCTTGTCAAGACACCGGCTGACGCTGCTGACTGCCCGGACGGAGAAGACGTATTGACAAAGGAGATTTCGTGGACCGTGGTGCCAGCAGCATGCGTCTTGGCAGGAAACACGCACGTTGGAGGTAGCTCCTCCCCGATACTGCCACCGGGACCGGGAACAGGAGCACCAATCGAGGCCACAGCGCAGAAGGTGAAGTGTAAGGCCCTCGGCTCCCCGGAAGCTGTCCTCCGGAAGGGAGACACCGGGAAGTGCAACGGGTCTTTTACGCTGAACGTGTCGCCGTTTACGACGACGTACTGCCAGTGCGACTTCGAGATAACAGACGCGAACCAAACGAAAGCGAAGGCTGAGTGATGGCGGAAATAAAAGACCTTAAGCTATCGGACGACTTGCACGACCTCGTGTTCGAGGACTACGACTTGTCGTTCGTATCCGGACTTGACAGGGTAAAACAGAACATGAGAATCCGGCTTTGGACTTTTGCCGAGGAGTGGTTCCTCGACACGTCGGTCGGTTTGCCGTGGTTCACCGAAATCAACGTCAAGGCACCGAATTTACAGGCAATAGACGCACTCCTCCGGCGCGAGATTCTCGCTGTACAGGACGTGCTTGAGATAGTGGAGTTCACCTTAGACTACAACGCTGCTGCTCGAACCATGCAGGTCGACTTTAAGGCGAAGACCAACTTCGGCGAGCTAAGCGTAAGAGAGGCGATATGACTTTCGGATTGACAAACGACGGTTTCACGTTAAAGCGACTGGCCGACATTCGCACCGAGATAGAGGACGCTTTCAAATCTCAGTGGGGAGAGGTCAACGTCGGAGCGGACTCGGTAAACGGTCAGCTCATCGGTGTTTTCTCGAAGCCACTGGCCGACGTGTGGGAACAGCTGGAAAAGGTGTATCTGAGTCAAAAGCCCTCCGCGTCGGAGGGGGTTTCCCTTGACGACATCGTGCAATACCTCGGCATTCTCCGCACCGCTGCTACCAACGCAATCGCGACGGTCGCGTGCGAAGGAAACCACGGGGTTGTCATCCCGGCTGGCAACAGGGTTCGGGCGTCGGAAACACTGGAGGAGTGGGAAGCTGCTTCGGCTATCACCATCAGCCGACTTAACATGCTCCGCTCCACGTTCGAAATCGTGACGGCGAACGACAGCACGTCCTACTCGGTGACGATAAACTACCCGGTAGGAGGAGCGCCGGTCGTCAGCAACTACACGTCCGGAGTGGGACAGACCAAAGAGGCGATTGCCACGGCTCTCGCTGCCGTCGTTGCGTCGGACCACACCGGCGATTTGACGGTGGTTGACAACTTAGACGGAACCTTCACGGTCACAGCTACTGACTTGACAACCGAATGGGCCGGGTCGATTTCCGGCGCAGACACTGACCAACCGGCAATATGGACGCCGGGTTCTTTCCTGTCAATCAACACTGGAGCCATCACCGCTCCGGCTGGAGCCATCGACACGATAGTCAACGCGGTGTCGAACTGGCGCGACGTAGAGAACCTCATCGCTGCGACACCGGGGACGGCAACCGAGACAGATACAGCTTTACGGGCAAGAAGAGAGGAGTTCATTTCGTCGGTCGGCGCTGCTACCGTCCCGAAGATAGAGTCGCGCATCCTGCAGGAAGTTGACGACGTGTCAAGCGTCTTTGTAGTCGAGAACAGGAGCAGCGTCACTGACGGTGCCGGTCGTCCTCCGCACTCGTTCGAAACCGTGGTGCAGGGAGGTCTAGACCAAGACGTCGCCGACAAGATTTGGGAGGTGAAGCCAGCCGGTATCGCCACCTTTGGAAACGTGAACGGAGGGTCCGGTGTTGCGGTCATCGACTCGCAGGGCAACCAACAGTTCATGAAGTTCTCCCGACCGATACCGCTGTACATCTGGTGCTACGTGGAGTTTGTCAAGTACGACGAAGAGGTCTTCCCGGCTGACGGCGTCAACCTCATAAAGGAAGCGATACGCGATTGGGGCAACGCTCTTGGCATCGGGGTCGATGTCATCCGTCAACGAATAGCGATACCGATTTACACGATACCGGGAGTCGGGACCATCGACGTGTGGCTTTACAGCAACACTGTGTCGACGTCAACTCCGGTGAGGCCCGTGCCTCCGACCGGGAACGACTACGACCAGCTGGACCACGAGGTTGCAGCGAACGAAATCTCGACGTGGACGAACGTCGACGACGTCAACAACATCGAGGTCGTGGATATCACACCATGAAGCTCCTAGAACGAATAAAGCTCTACGGAGAAGTCGTCATGGTTTGCGGTGCGGTCATGGGTGGTGCTCTTGCTCTGTTCTCGAAGTTCTACCTCTTGCCGTTGATAAAGGAGGAGCTGGTCTACGTTATCTACTGTCAAGAAGAGTTGTTGACTCGAAAACAGACGATAGACGCACTTGACAGATGGGAATTGTACAAAAAGACCGGCCAATACGTACCACCGAAAAAAGGAGAAGACGATGCCGAAGACAGGCGCGGAACTGATTGAACTAAACGGAGGCGTGAATCCTCTTAACGCCATCGACCCGGAGAAGACCTACGTTGGTCACTCAAGACGGGTTCGGGTAGCGATGCGGTACCCCGTTACTGGCGAAGACGGAAAGAAGATTCGCCTCAACTTCGACGCGGTCCTCGACGAGGCAGCGTTCGAGGAGCTGGCTGCACCGGCACGAGAGTTTCTTATTAAGTGGATAGAAAAACACTTGACACCGTAGAGAGATACGAATATGGCCTCATATACAGTAGCACAAGCTGGCGATTGGGACGACACGAACACGTGGAACGAGTCCGGTACGCCGGGTTCGGGCGACGACGTCACAATTGACAACTACAAAGTAACGATGACACAGGCGGAGACGGCTGGTTCAGTCGTCATTGACGGAGGAGAACTTGACCAAGACGGGTACAAGTTGACACTCGACAACGACGTAGCAGACGCTGACCTGTTCATCATCGCAAACGTGCAGGACATCTACACACCGAACGGTGGCGAAGTCGAGCTTACCGGTTCCGGTAACGTGGAAAATCCGCACTGGTCCAACGACATCGACAAACTGACGATGGCTGCGAACGGAAAAACGAACGACGTGACAGGTGACTGCCGGGTGAGCGTCCTCGTCGTCGGCACCGGGACGGTTGACATCCACAGTGGTGTGTCGTTGCAGCCGGGGCAGGGAGCTTCCGGTGGAACGCAAATCTACTACGACTCCGGGTGCACGTACACCGGTTGGGGGGAGATATTCTTCTACACGCAGAGCACCGGGACGCAGACCGTCGCCGGTTTTGACGCTGGTGGCATCGGTATCAGCTGGTTCGGCTCAGGCTCCGGCAGCTTTCAGATACTAGGCAACTTCGAGACTACAGGCGGATGCTGGATGTGGCACTACGGGGATTTCGACACCAACGGATACAACACGGAATCGGACGGACTCTACCTCAACGACTGCACGTTCCGGTGCCGAACCGGGACGCACGACCACGGCTCCGTCACAACGTTCTCGGCTGGTGTCGATTTCGAACTTGACAGCTGCACTTTCAAGTGTGCAGGTACCTTTGACCTCGGCTCCGGCTCGAACATCGACAACACCAAGGAAACCGGCTCGTGGTCGACTCTCATCTTTGACGGCTCCGGCGCTCAGTCGTTCGACCCACACGGCGACGACATCGGCCACATCGAGATTGACAAGAGCGGAGGCACGTTGACGATGCAGGACCAGCTCGGCTGCGTCGACTTTACAAACACAGCTGGAACGTTCGACTCCGGCTCTAACTACGCAATAGACATCGACGGCGACTTCTCACTTGACGGCGGTACTGTCGATTTTAACACTTCTACTCTGACAATAGCAGGTGGATACGACCGGGCGAGCGGAACGACGTTGACGGCAGACGGCTCGCTCACTTTTGACGGCACCTCCGGCACGCACACCATCAACTCCGGCACCGGTCTTTTCCCGAACTTCACGGTCAACGGCACCGGTGGAACGTGGGAGTGGTCCGGGACAGGAGGCTTCGACGAAGTGACGGTGACGAATGGGACTCTCGACCTCGTTGGTTCGAGCAGCACTTCGTGGACCTCCCTAACCGTCAACGCAAACGGCATCTTCCGAGGAGGCTCCGCTACACTGGAGGTCTACGGCAGTGTCGTCATCAACTCGTCTTCAAACACAGACTTCGAGACCAGCACCGTCTTGATGGCTGGTTCTTCGACGTCAATCACGAACACCGCGTCCGGGAACGCGTTTTACAACCTCGAAATCAACTCCAGTGGAACACCGAGCACGACCGGCGCGTTCTACGTAGACAACGAGTTCTTAATCACAGCAGGTACGTTCGACCTGAACGGCCACAACATGACGACCCACGACTTCACGCTCGACGGAGGGACGTTTGACGCTTCTGATGGAACACCGAGTATCAACATATCCGGGGACGTAGACGTCGCCGGTGCAGCGACCATCAACGAAGGCTCTTCGAAGTTCGTTCTTGACGGGGACACTGCGCAGTCTATCGATTGGGGCGACGAGGACATAAACGACCTCGACGTGACCAACGTTGTCGGAACCGTGAGCTTCACATCCCGGCTCGACGTGAAGGGAACGTTCGCTCCCGGAAACGGCGCTGCTACAGTCCGCTGCGAATTCGCAACATCCGGTTCGCACTACTGGAACGCGATTGACACCTCCGGCGCTAGCGGAACTGGAAGCGTTGAGATTGACAGCATAGGAGGCGTCAGCCAGTTCGCGCTCACGATAGGAAGCAATCAAACCGTCACATCGGTTGACGTTTCACAAAGTAACTTGACAGGGTTCACAATCGACGCTACCGACCCGACGAATATCGACAGCGGTAGCAACTCGTCGAATTGGCTCTTTAGCGGTGGAGACAGTGTTCCTCAGAAAATCTATAACTACAGAAGGAGACGTGTATGACATTCCTCAAAGCAAACACCTCAGCGGTGCTGCAGATGGGGCCTTTCCTCGACGAGGACGACGGGAAAACCCCGGAGACGACGTTGACTATCAATACGTCCGACGTTCGTCTCAGTAAAGGCGGAAACGACTTCGCAGCCAAGACCAGCGCTACGGCGACGACTCATGACGAAAACGGGTGGTACAAGGTTACGCTAAGCGCGTCGGACCTCAACTTTGCCAACGGTAGACTCATCGTGTCAATCGACGTAGCCGGTGCTCTCCCAGTATGGCGCGAGTTTCAGGTAGTCGACGCTCAGGCGTACGACTCGCTGTACGCGAATCAGGGCGACAAGCTGGAAGTCGACCTCGTCAAGATTGACGGGCAAGACACCGATGGCAACAACGCGACGTTGAACCTCAAGCAGCTTAACTGTCAGAACGCAGACGGCGACGCAATCGTAGCGTTCAGCACTGACGTCGGCTCTCACGGTTTACACACGAGAGGTGGACAGAACGGAGCAGGGCAGTACAACGAAGGAAACGCCTCCGGTGGAAAGGGCATGCACAACCAAGGACGTATCAGCCAGCCCGGTATGCAGAACAACGGAGTCAACTCCCACGGTATGTACAACCAAGGAAACGGTTCCGGCCACGGACAGTACAACTACGGTGGTGCTGGTGGCGACGGGCAGAACAACCTCGGTGGCGCCACCTCCGGGAATGGCGCGACCTTTCAGAAGGGTGCCGGTGGTTCATACGACATTGACGCCGACGAACTCCAAAACATCCCGTCCGCAGCCGACAACGCGGATGCCGTTTGGGACGAGCCGATCGCCGGTCACACTACCGGGACCACATTTGGTGGCAAGAATCAGAAGGTCGTTCCTTCCGAGACCATCAACGACTACAAGGCCGACGTTTCCGGCCTGTCAACTTTTGACCATACGACGGACGAAGTCGATATCGGTGCCGTCAAAGGCGCTGGTGTCACTGGCGTTAACGACTTCAAAGCCGACGTATCCGGTCTTTCGACGTTTGACCACACGACGGACGAGGTCGACATCGGCGCTGTGAAGGGCGCTGGAGTGACAGGTGTCAATGATTTCAAAGCGGATGTTTCCGGTCTGTCAACTTTCGACCATACAACCGACGAAGTAGACATCGGCGCTGTGAAGGGCACCGGCGTGACAGACGTCGACGATTTCAAGGCGGACGTGTCCGGCCTGTCGACATTCGACCCGTCGACCGATGAGGTTGACATCGGTAAAGTGAAGGGCGCGGGCGTCACCGGGGTCAACGACTTCAAGGCCAATGTGTCCGGTCTTTCCACCTTTGACCCGGCCACAGACGAAGTTGACGTCGGTAAAGTGAACGGTGCTACCGTCACCGGTGTGAACGACTTCAAGGCTGACGTGTCGGGCCTCTCCACCTTCGACCACACCACCGACGAGGTGGATATCGGAGCAGTGAAGGGAGCAGGTGTGACAGGCGTCAATGACTTCAAGGCAGACGTTTCAGGACTCTCGACCTTTGACCCGTCCACGGACGAAGTAGACGTCGGAGCTGTTAGCGGAACACCGGTTTCTTCGGTTAACGACTTCAAGGCGGATGTCTCAGGTCTTGGAACGTTGGCAGGTCAGGCCACCATTAACAACAACGTCCTAGCAAACAACGTCGATATCGGCGTCGTAGACGGCAAGGTTGACACTCTGCAAACCGACATTGACGACATCCAGCTCTCGCTCGTCACCATCACTAATGACATTGACCAGATATTGGTCGACACGACATCGCTGACTGCTGGTGTGCAGCTGTCAACTCAGGGTAAGGCCGACGTGAAAGATCAGGTCGACACCGCATTGACAAGCGACACTGTGGCGCAGAATCCTCCGGGAGCACCGGCAGCGACACCGACCGTTCACGGTCTACTGTCGTTCCTCTACGCTGGCCGGGCCTTCGAGGTAGAGCAGACACAGACGAAAACGACAATGAAGAACAGCTCAGGAACCCCAATACACGAAGCCGACTTCTTCGAGGACGACACCGTCACGAGAAGCGGTAAGTTTGGAGCACCTTAATGGCTGCTGATACGAAACCAAAACGACTCAACGCCTTGGTCTTTCGGGTGGGCCTTCGGGTCCTCCCGATTCCCAATGGCGAAACCGACAACCGGGACCGGGCGGTCATGTTGGAGCGGTACACCGTCTTGACAAGCGGTAGCTACATCAGCGACCACGTCGACCGGGCGAAAGCGCTCCTCATCGAGCAGTTTCGGTCGGACAGACCGTAGGGAGATTGACAGATGGCACAAAACCTCAAAGCGATGGTCGGCATCCTCGTTTCTCAGGTGCAGGAGCTAGAAAACCAGCTCTCCCTGTTGGACACCAAGCGCCGAATAAACACCGCGCTAGGCGACCAGCTTGACACGGTCGGCGAGATAGCCGGGGAGCCTCGTCTCGGTCGCGACGACGAAGAGTACCGCTCCGCTATCAAGTCGCGTTTACTGGTCAACCAAGGAAGCGGAACTCCGGAAGAGCTGCTCACCGCGTTGCAGTTTCTCACACAGGCGACGAACATGAGCGTCGTCGAGGTGCAACCGGCGACCGTCATCCTCTACACGGACGGAACGGAAATAGCGCCGACGCTGACCACCGACATGCTCAAGCTTAAACCTGCAGGCGTCAATTTACAGATACAAATCATAGCTGGTGGTATACCGTTCTCGTTCGACGACGAGGGAGGGGTACCGCGTCCACCGGAAGGTAAGAGCTTCTCCGAGTACAACTACACGGAGGGTGGAGCGCCGGTCGGAGGTCAGTTTACAGAGGCACTTCTATAAAAGGAGATTGACAGATGCCATACACACGTCCAACTAAGCTACCAAGGTACACGTTCCTCGACGACGGGAACGGAACAGACAACGACGTCGTCAACCCGACGTCCGGTCAGAACAACGTAGTCGAACCGAGCGAAGCGAAAAAAGACCTCGGTTGGGACTTTAAGGAGTTCCCTCCCCGGAACTGGATGAACTGGCTACACCGGTTGACCGGTCAGTGGCTCGGCTTCCTCAACCAACAGGAACAGGACCACGAAACCCGGATAACCCTCGGCGAGGTATTCGACACTGCCTACGCTGCAGCAGTAGCCGAAAACGCTAACACCAGCAATCTGTACTTCTCACTACAGGCAATGAGCGCCGACTACATCGCCGGGATGAGGCTACGAAAGACCGGCACTTTACGGTTGTCAATCGACCCCGGCTCCGTCGCCGTTCAACGGACGACCGCTTTTAATGGAACCGTCATTTCCACCGTACCTAATACAGTAGACCAACTACTGGCAGACTGGCTAACCGCTTCGCATCCTGCTCCAGCAGCGAACACGTGGTACCACCTTTTCTACTGCATCGACACGACGAAAACGACGAGTTGGTCCTACAAAGCCGACACCGACATCGGTGGTGCGACGATTCTTGGGGACACGACGTACACCCACCTTCGCCGTATCGGGTCCGTATTGACAGATGCAACACCGGAGATCATCGACTTCTTTCAGAGGGGCGACATGTTCTACTGGAAGGACAACGTGAAGGACGTCAACGGCGTCGCTGTTCCGTCGTCCTACCCAATGACCGCCTACGGTTTGACAACACCGGAAGACGTAGAGGTTGATGCGTTTGTCAATATCCGTGTTAACGCTACCGGCAGCGCACAGTGGAATTGGGTCATGGATGGGATACAAAACCCGGCTTCCGGCCCGAATCCAACCATCGCGAGGCAGATAACAGCAGCAGGAGGAAACTCGGCGCACATTGAAACCGCCGTGAGAACCAACCTCGACCGGGAGATATACCTGCGGTCCGGAGGTGGTGCAGGGTCCAACACGACAGACCTTTACACCATCGGGTGGAAGGACCCACGTGGCAGAAAAGAGCTAGAAGCCTAATTGACAGAGTAGAAAGGACACAAGATGACTGCACTCCAGTTTCTCAACCAGCCGATCGTGGTAGCGTTTCTCACTGCCGGTGTTGTGCTGTTGGGCTACTGGTTGAACGCTAAGAAAGACAGCAACCAACGAGTAGGAAACAAGGTAGACAAGGCCAGCTGCTCAGCCTTCCGGAAGAGGATAGGCAAGGAGGTGGAAGACGTACAGCACGAAACCGAAGTGGTTAAAAAGGCGCTGGTGTTCATCGTCGCGAAAATGGACGGCGACCCACGTGAACTTGGACTTATTGATTGACAAAGGAGAAGACCATGAGACCAATCCCCGACATGTGGCGGTATGCGGAAGCTGCGTACAAAGAACCAACCGGGCTTGACTTCGTAGATACGAAGGAGTTCGCCTACCGGCAGACAGACGACGACTTCGCGTTCGCCTCGATAGAGGAAAAACGCGTGGTGCTCGCTTTCCGGGGAACGGACGGCGACGTCGGCGCGTGGTTGACGAACTTCCTCGCTATACCAAGTGGCGACGGCCTCATACATAAGGGCTTTTACGAAGCGTGGCGTCCTTTCAAGGACATGGTCGACGAGGTCATGGCGAAGTATCCACCGGCACTACACGAATATTGGGTCACCGGGCACTCAAGAGGAGGAGCGACCGGGACCATCTGTGCACGGCACCTCGCAAAGAACCGACGTCTTCCATGTCGTTGTATCACCTTCGGGTGTCCGGCTCAAGGAGGGAAGCGGTACCGGGAACAGATGAACCTCCTGCCGGTCGACTTGACAAACGTCATAAACGGGTACGACATCGTCTGCACGCAGCCACCAAGGACCCTCGGCTACCGTATCGCCGGGAAGATACACCGGTTGAAACAACCGTGGTGGCACGCTCTTGTGCACAAGATACGGGACCACTACCAAAAGAACTACCGCAAGGCGATTGCGAAGCGGTTCGGAAAGGACTGTTATGTTCGTTGAAGACTTCTCCGTTCACGACATCGCCGTGTGCACGCCGAACGACATCGAGGCGACCGGCGCGAACTTGAAAGACGTCGAGCTTGAGACCATCCTCCTGCTCAACCAGTACTACCTGCTCGTGAAGAGGAAAATCGTCCTGCTGCCGAACGGATTGACAAGTGGGAAACACATGTCTATTAACCACCCACGGGGTCGAGCGGTAGACATCGCGTTTGCCGACACGGAAGGTCCGCTCAACATCTACAAGGCGTGGAAAAAGGCAATACAGGCAGGGTGGACTGGAATCGGTATCTACTGGAATGGAACTGCCTACTCGATGCACCTTGACAGGCGCAAAGATGTGGCTTTTTGGGCTGGAACTAAAGCGCATCGGGAAAAGAACTGGCGCTACGTTTCGGTCTTTCAGGACCCGAAGAACCTAGAGTCTTAACCTCCCTTTCTCTTCCTTCTCCTGCGGAAAGGGAACCGGGGCGATGCTGGCTGAGGTCGGTGTCGCCCTACCTATATCCGGGGTCGGGAAGCCTAATGGCTTCGGAAAAAGTAACGACTCCCACCAACACTCAGTTTCACACCTCGGCATGAAACCCGGCTTTTTGCTAACTCGTTATAGTTAGTAAGGAGGGTACTACCATGCTGACTACAAACTTGACAGGTGCAATACGCACCGCACTACAGGACGAATACGAGGTTCAGGTCGCCCGTCGCCGAGGGATGCGCAAGTGGTCGCTTCCGACGAAGTGGCGTCCGGAGGTCGGTCGTCTTGCCGATTTTCTGATGGACCGGGGAGTCAACAGTGTATCTGCAGCACGGGAGTTCATCGCTGCTCAGTTTAACTTCTTGTCGAAGAGGTTCTGCACCGACGTGTTCAAGCTCACCTATCCACCACTGCCGGTCTTTTACACCTACCACTCCCGGCTACGACACAACAAGACCCAGCTGGTACGCGAGTCCTTCAAATTGACAACCGACAATGAGAAGATAAAGAAGACGCTGGTCTCGGAGCTGGCGTCAATCGCTGGTACCGAGCTTGACAGGCCTCGCCTCCAGTTCGCGCTTTGCAGTGGGGTGATAGGGTACCACACACTGGCCTACCTCTCTCTTTCGGACAAGATAACGAGCGACCTAGCAGGTGCCGTCATCCGTCTGCACACAGCAGTCGACGGGGACGCGGAGTCGAAGTTCATCGACGCGCTGCGAGTCGTCAAAAAGATAGGAGCAGGAGAATGACACTTCGTCACCTCGCCGGGAAGAAACCGGCATCAAAGAAGAAAAAGGTCTCGCCTGTCAAGGGCAAGGCTCTGCGGTTGGTAGATATACCGGAAGACCCGGACCTGCCACGTGGACACCTGTCCGTTTCACAGGTCGAAATGTACCTCCGCTGCCCGAAACAGTACGAATACCGGTACGTTGACGGGCTGGTCCTTCCTCCCGGTGTAGCGCTCATCGAGGGAGGAACACACCACGACACGGTCGAGTTCAACAACATCTGCAAGGTTGACAGCGGAGAAGATGAGGACGTGGACACCGTCATCGAGTTCTTTGAGGATATGTTCGACACCAACTCAAAGGAGCTGACGAAGGCAGCGTGGAAGCAGTCCGGCGACAAGAAGGACAACGTCATCAGCCGTGGCCGGACGTTCCTCAAAAACTACATGGAGGGCCTCGCTCCGAAAATCAAACCGGCGTGCAAGCCGGAGCAGCAAATCGAGCTGATGCTCGGCGACGTCCCGGTCCTCGGCTACGTCGATTTACAGGAGAAAAAACAGGTGTGGGACTACAAGGTCGTCAAGTCAGCGAAGTCGCAAAACGACGCCAACAACGACCTGCAGCTGACCGTGTACTCCGAGGCTACCGGCCTCCGGAAGGTCGGCTTCATCTGCTTTACAAAAGGGAATGGCGCTGTCAAGGTGATAGAGTCCGAACGCGGTGAGGGGGACACCAAGGCAGCAGCCGTTCTCTTTTCTTCCGTGTCAAGCTCCATCAAGAAAGGAGCGTTCCCTCTGTGCAACCCGACGAACATCTTCCCTTGTAGCCGGAAGTGGTGTGGTTACTGGAACAAGTGCCGAGGGAGACACATCAAGTGGTAGGGCCGAGTGGACCGATTTACGGAGAGAACGGTGACGGTTGTCAATACATCGCTGCCGAATCTATGCGCTGCCCGGAGTGCCACAACGAGGAGTTTAACAACCTACGACAACAGACCGAGAAAGGCGTCGTCTTCTTGTCCCGGTGCACGGTATGTAAGACGGTCATCACGGTGATAGAAGGAGTGAAGCTATGAAAATCGGGTACGACCTAGACTGGACGTTGACAACGTGGAAGACTCCGCCGTGGAACTTCGCCAGCCAGCTAATTGACAGGCGAGACTGGATAGGCGAACCACCTTCCGAGTACGGGCTGCACGTCTTTTCTCCTCAGACACGGGAGGTGCTGATTCAGCTCTTCAATAGCGACTTCTACATGAACCAGTGTCCTGTTCCGCGTTTTTACTCTCAAAACCTCTTAACTCAGCAACACGTCGCCGGGAACCGGCAGTTTATCATCACAGCCCGTGCAGCGCACATCCGACCCGGTACTATCTCACTTGTCAATCGGTTTTTCCCGGAGGTGGAGGACGTCTTGTTCGTTGACCCCGGTCACAGCAAGGCGAGCACGATTGACGGACTCGGCCTCGATGTTTGGGTTGACGACGACCCGAACGAACTGGCGCGTGCCGGTGCTGCCGGTCTTCCGACCATCATCGCAGAGGCACCGTGGAACGAAACGAACTGGCCACACGCTCGACGAGCGTCGGACTGTTTACAGATAGCCATGTACCTTGACAAACTAAAGGAGGACTTACTGTACTATGGGAAAATCCAGTCGTGACAAAGGAGCACGCTTTGAGCGTGCAGTAGCCAAGAAGGTCGGCGACGTTTTCGAGCGTCAACTCCGTCGTGTTCCGATGAGCGGAGGACTCGACATCAAGTGCGACATCTACGACCCGACCGATGACAGCTTCCCGTTGTTCATCGAGTGTAAGCACCGGGAGGAATACCGGTGGTCGACGCTGTGGTCCGGCGACTCGCCGTTATACGGCGTTATGCAATTGACACAGAAGAAAGCACGGGAGTCGTATCTTTGGAACAAGTACGAACGCGGACCGTGGCCACTGGTCATCTTCAAGGGAGGCGACTTCGCAGAGCCGTTTGTGATGTTTACGCTCCAGCACGAGCTTATAGCGCTCGAAGACCACGTCGCGACCTTGATGCCACCATTGCTCCACTGCCGTCCTGCAGGGAAGGTCATCCACTACCGCGTCATGCGACTGGATGACTACCTGCTCGTCGTTGACACCAGCCCTCTCAAGGTGGGCTACCAAGTAGGACAAGAAGATGACGGCGAGTACTAGCGACCTGTATCGGTACGTCCGGGAGCACCTGCGCTCCGTTCCTCCGGTTTTCTACGACCGGGTGCGGACAGCGCTCCTGCTCAAAGGTGTCGACCTATTAGGGGAGGACCAAGACCTCATGTTCGTCGCCCTACGAAACAAGAAGATCGACACGTTGCGCTCCTGCAAGCGCGACCGGGTGACAATGAACTCTGTCAAGACGTCGGACGTTACCGAAAGTGAGCTGCTCCCTACCAACGGGAAGACTGACATGCGTTCGTTCCTTGAGATTCTGTACATCACGTTCTTGCGTGTCAATCCACCACACCAGCGCTACCTCTCGCTCTACATTCGAGCGGTGGCGAACGGGAAGCAGCCGACGAATGAACACATCAGCTTCCTCGCCGGGTTTAACGGGAAACGAGGCTCGGTCATATGGAAGAAAATCAAGGAAACCGCTTTACAGGTGCAAAAAGAAGGAAGGGCCTATGAGCTGTACAGAGTGCGAGACCTATCAGACCTGCTGCGACGCGTACGCCTCCAGTAAGCCTGTAGACGTCCTGTTCGTGCAGGACATCGTGAAGACGTACAACGGAGTCCGAGGCTACAAGACGGAGACGATGACCAAGCTGCGTCACTCGCTCCGGACGGTCTACAACTCCGGAATGAGCGTCGAGTATGTGAACCTTGTCAACTACATGCTGCCGGAGGGCAAAAAGCCGGTGAAAAAGGACATCACCGCGTGCGCCGGGTTCACTAAGCGGATGATTGACAAGTGCAAACCACAGTATATCGTCGCTCTCGGTGCTGCCGTGTTCACCGCATTGACAGGCAAGAGTCAGTTCAAGAAGTGGGTCGGTCGGACCGTCGAGCACGAGGGGTACACGGTCATCCCGATGTTTCACCCGGATTACGCCACCAAGAATAAGGCACGGGAGCGAGAGTACGACGCGCAGTTGAAGAACATCACGAACCAGCTGCTCGGTAAACACTCCGTCCTCGACGACAGCCGATACGAGCTTATCACCGAGGAGAAGGACATCTACAACAGGCTGCACGACCTGCGGACGAGGGAGTGCGACACGATTCAAGCATTCGACTACGAAACGACCGGCCTCATCCCCGGAGAAGGACTGCCAGTGTGCCTGTCAATCTCGTTCGAGCACGGGCAAGCGTACTGCTTCTACTTCTTCGACCGGGACGAATACGAAGACACCGGTACGAACTCCGGATTGACAAAGACAATAAAGGAAGCGGTACGGGCGTGGATGGAGTCGGACGTCCCGAAGGTCGCGCAGAATGCCAAGTTCGAAATCAAGTGGACGATGCGTCACTTCGGCTGCGAACCGAACAACATCGTCGGCGACACGAAGCAGATACACCACCTCCTCCATGAGGCGAGCGATTCTTCCCTGTCAAACTTGGCCTACCAGTACACCGATATGGGAGGGTACGACACGCCGATGGTCGAGTTCCTCGCTGAAAACGGCGAAGGCTCTCACTGGAAGGCCGACCCGGAGACGATGCGTATTTACAGCTGCGGAGATTCCGACTGTACCCGGCGTATCTACGTCGAGCAGATAGAAACGCTCTTCAAGGACGCTGGCCTCAAGTGGCTGTACCGGAACGTAGTGCACCCGTCAATCTACACGCTGGCCCGTATCGAGGAACGCGGTATGCAAATCGACGTCAACCGCCTCTACGAGGTGCAGCAGGAATTGACAAAGAAGATAGCCGACACCAAGGCAGAGCTGGACGACATGCCGGAGGTGCGGAGGACGCTAGCCCGGTTCAAGAAGACGAACAAGAAGTTGACGGAGGTCAACTACGGCTCTTCTTCTCAGATGCAGCACCTCCTCTACCACGAGTGCAAGCTCCCGGTGCTCAAGACCAGCAAGAAGTCGAAGAAACCGTCGACCGGGGCGAAGGTCCTTGACAAGCTCAAATCGAAGCACCGCGTCGTGCAGCTCATCTGCAACATTCGTAGCTACACGTACCAACTCGGCGACATCGAGCAGATAGGCGACCGGTTGTCCGAAGAGGAAACCGTCTTTTCAGACTTGGTGCAGGACTACGTGGTGACCGGTCGTCTTTCCTCCCGGTCCCCGAACCTGCAGAACATCAAGGGAGGAACGGACGAAGAGCCGTCGCTCGTCAAGGAGTGTTTCGTGTCCCGGTTTGACAAAGGAGAACTCCTGCAGGTCGACTTCTCTCAGCTGGAGCTTAGGCTGGTCGGCAGCGAAGCCAACGAGCCGAAGTTCATCCGGGCCTTCAAGGACGGTACCGACATGCACACGTTGACCGCCAGCGAAATCAACAAGGTACCGCTTGACAAGGTAGAAAAGAAGCAAAGGACGTACGCGAAGCGCGTCAACTTCGGCTCCGTCTACGGCATCACCGAACACGGGCTGGCCGAGCAGCTCGATTGCAGCGAGAAGGAAGCGAAGAAGCAGCTCGACGCCTATTGGGAGTCATACACCGCTATCCGGGCGTGGACGAAACGGAACATCCGCGAAGCGCTGGAAACTTTACAGGTGAGAAACCGGCTCGGTCGCATACGGCATCTGCCGGACATCACCTCGAACCAGTGGTGGAAGCGCGAATCGGCAGAGCGCCAGTCCTCGAACTTCAAGATTCAGAGCCTCGGTGCGGACATCAACATGTGGAGCATGGCGAACATTGACCGGTACTTGACAAGGAAGAACTACGACAGCATCGTCATCGGACAGATTCACGACTCGGTACTGATAGACTGCCACCCGGACGAGAAGGACGAGGTCATTGCGCTTGTCAAGTGGGTCATGACCGAAAAGGCGATGGACCTGTTCACCTTCCTACGCATACCGCTCAAGGTGGACGTCGAAACCGGACCCCGGTGGTCCGAAATGAGGAACGTAGCGTGAAACCTAGCTCTTTGAAGGAGCGTTATCACCATAAAAGGAGGTGCTATGGCAGAGGTAGCCACAGTCCACGTGTCAAAAGGCGTCACGGTGTCGGTCGGCAAGTTCGAGTCCGTCCGTATTGACGCCACCGTTGAAGTTCGGGCCGAAAAAGGCGAAGACCCGGACGACCTTTTCGACATCGGCTTCGAGTCGGTGGACGAGCAGGTAAACAAGCAGCTCGCCGAGATTCAGGACATCGTCACCGAAGGGTCGGTGTTTAACATGGCCAGCGCCGGAGGTTCAAGGGCGCAGAAGAGTCGTAAACGCAAATAGCAGTTTCACTTTACAAAGGAGAAGGAGCTATGGCTCTCAACAAAAGACGACTGGAGCGGTCGAAGAATCGCTCACGCGGTGGAGGAGGAGGAAACTTCCACCGGCTACGCGACGGACGCAACCTCGTCCGCATCTTTTCTTTCCCTCACGAGGTAGCGGAGGAAGACTTCACCAAGGGCATCTACAAGAAAGGCGAAGTCGAGGTCGGCGACACGTTTGACGAAGTAGAACGCGAGGTCGCCAGCCATTTCCTCGACGACGGTTCCCTCAACTGCATCGGTTCCGGATGTGAGCACTGCGCGGAAGCGAAGAAGCTCTCCGGTTCGAAGAGCAAGAGCGACCAAAAGCTCGGACGGCAGCTGTCCGCACGTCGCCGGTTCTACGTCAACCTAGTTGACATCGAAGAATCCGACGCCGGGGTGCAACTCTCTGCTCTTCCTCAGTCGGTGTTCAACGCGGTGTTGAACTACATCATGGACCCCGATTTCGGGGAAGAGATACTCGGCCCGGAGGGGCGCGACTTCATCATTGACAGGGACAGCAAGGAGTCGCCTGACAAGATGTACGCGGTCCGCTTGCGCGACGAAAAGAAGTGCGAGGAACTGAGTGCCGACCTGCAGGACGACGTCACCGACCTTTTCACCTGTAAAGCGCTCGAACCGGGATGGTCCAGCAACTCCGACCTGAACGAGGCCGAAGAGAAGGACGACGAAACCAAGAAGGAACAGACTCGTCGCTCCAGCCGGGCGCGTGACAAGGACGACGACGAACCGAAGAAGTCGGGCAAGAGGTCGAGCAAGAAGAAGGACAACGACTTCGAAGACGACGACACCTCCGGCGACAAGGCTCCGTGGGACGAGGGGAAAGAGGACGCTCCTGCCTTCAAAGAGAAGGACAAGGTCACGTTCGAGGACGCCGGTGAGACATTGACAGGTAAGATCGTCGAGTTTGACGACTCCGGCGATGTTGCTGCGGTCGAAGTCGGCAACGAAATCTACGACATACCAGTAGTCGAATTGACAGCTGCGAAAAAGAGCAGCAGACGCAGATAAACACAGAGCGAAGGGACCCCGAAGGGCGTTTCATGGCTGCTACGTCCTACTGCCACAGGGAGGACACCAATCGTCTTCCCTCCCTTCGCTCGTTAACTATGGGAGTTTACAGATGATAAAAGGAAAAGCGAACATCGTCCTTGACGGTCAGTGGGGTTCGACCGGGAAAGGTAAGCTCATCGGGTACTTAGCGCTAGCACACGACGTGTCGCTGGCGACGTGCGACTTCATGAGCAACGCCGGACACACCTTCGTCGACGACGATGGAAAGAAGTATGTCAGCTGTCAAGTGCCTACCTCGTTCGTGAACACGGACTGCGAGCTGGCAATCAACGCCGGTGGAGCGGTCACGATAGATAGACTCCTCAAAGAGATAGAGGAGTTCGACGTCGCCGACCGCCTCACGATTCATCCGCACTGCGCCGTCATCACAGAGGAAGACCGGGACCACGAAGCGAAGGTGCTCGCCCGGATAAGCAGCACGTTGAAAGGCTGCGGAGGTTCTCTCTCCCGTAAAGTGATGCGAGTCGCAAAACTGGCGAAGGACGAGCCGAAGCTTAAACAGTGGATAGGCGACACCACCGCGTTGACTCAGAAGCACCTGTCAATCGGTGGAACCGTGCTGGTCGAGGGAGCGCAGGGATTCGACCTCTCATTGAACCACGGGCACGAGTACCCGTTCGTCACGAGCAGGGATGTCACGACGATGTCGATACTGAACAACGCGTGTATTCCTCCGCTGTGGCTCGGCGACGTGTACGGCTGTCTTCGCACGTACCCGATTCGAGTCGGGAACATGTTCGACGGAGAGGGCAACCAAATCGGCCATTCCGGTCCGTGGTACGACGACCACGAAGAGATCGATTGGGACAAGCTCAAGGCAACGTCCGGTTCCGACATCGACTTGACAGAGAGGACAACGGTCACGAACAAGGTCCGACGCCTCTTCACGTTCAGCCACTACCAAGTCCGCAAGTTCATAAGGGCCTGTGCACCGACCAAGCTGTTTGTGAACTTTGTCAATCACCTCTGCGCTGCCGACGTCGGAAAGACCGAGTTGGACGACCTGTCGGTGGAAACACGTATCTGGCTCAACGAGCTACAGGAAACAGTCGGTGACGAGTGGATATCCGACGTCAAGTACAAACCCGAAATCAGCCACCTCGGAACCGGAGCGAAAAACGGCGACATGGTGGTGCTATAAGGAGGCACCATGCTTTACGGAGACAAAAAGAACGTGGTGTGGGTCATCGGTCGCCTTGCTGCCGGGAAAACGTCGCATATCCGTGGCATCATCGAAACGGACCCGGACAAGCTCATGGCCGTTTTCCCCGGTCAAGCGTGCCGGGAGCACTTCGGTGCGCAGACCATGGCCGAATGTGAGAACCCGACCGCGCCCGAAATGACGGAGTCGTTCGTACGAAACCTCATCTGTGATGCAGTTGACAGGATAGAACCGGGCATGACGCTCTTCGTCGACGGTTTCCCTCGCACGCCGAATCAGGTAGAGTGGCTGTACGACCAGTTCGTTCGGAACTCCGGGTTGGCGTGTATGTTCCTCGTTTACACCTGCGATGACGTAGTCCGCAAGGCGCGAGCGTTGAAGCGCGACGAGGGAACGAAGAACGAGTCGCTCATGAACGCTCGGCTCATCACCGACGACCGGAACCAGCTGCGCGTCCTCGAAGAGATTCTGATGCGGAACGCGTACGCAGTTGCCAACAAACGGCGGTCCGTACCGCTCACGCTCATTGACAACACCAAAGACATACCGCACATCGCCGGGATGCCTCCCTTCGTTCCTACTCAGTACGTGCCAATTGACGGGCGCATTGAACGAGCGATGGAGGACCTACGCGATGCGCCGGAGGTCGCCGGTATCTCGTTCGACGACCGGAACCTCGCGACGATGATGGCGTGCAACGCTACGCTGTCGGACCAAACGCTCGCTCCGCTGAACTTGACAATGGAGAAGCTGCGGTCCGAAGCGGTGCAGCACAACGAAATGCCGTTGATGGCGACCCCGGTCGACTGGACCCGGCGCTTCGTGTCGCGTGCAATCGAGGAGCTGAACGAGCTACTGGAGCAGCTGCCGGAAACGTGGTGGTCGAAGGAGCTGGCCGACATCAGAAAGGCGCGTGTCGAGTTGATAGACGCGTGGCACTTCATGATGTCCGCGTCGCAGTCGCTCGGCATGGACGCGACGTTCTTCGCCCGGACGTACTACGCGAAGCTCAAGGTCAATCTCAAGCGTCAAGCGAACGGGTACGACAAACGTGTAAAGAAGAAAGGCGACGACAACCACGTCGGCGTGGCTACTCGTCCCGGTAACGGGGAGGAGTCGACCGGCGAATGAGTGTCCTGTCCCCGGAGTTTCAGACGAACTTGACAAAGGCGATACTGCAGGACCCGTCTTTTCTGTCAAGGTACCGGACCTACCTAGAACGCGGTATGTTCAAGGACGAAACCGAGTCCGACGTCGTGCGTCACGCATTGGAGTTCTACGACCAGTACAGTGCCACTCCGTCGCGTGACTCGTTCACGCTCTACTTGGAGAGGCAGAACTACTTGACAGAGGACATAGAGGAGTTGGTGCATCCGCTCTACGACGAGCCGGTGCTGAACATCGACTTCCTCGAAGACTCGTTGAAGGACTTCGTCAAGAAGACGCGAATCAAGGACGTGCTGTTGGAGAGTACGGTGTTGCTTGACAAGGGAGAATACGACCGCATATACGACCGCATCAAGAACACGGTGCTCTCCTTCGTGGACGGGGACGTCGGCGACCTGTTTTGGAAGGACAAAAAGAAGGTGCTGCAGGAGCTTGACGCCGGAGAACAGTTCATTCCTACCGGCATCACCTCGCTCGACGAGAAGCTCGGTGGTGGTGCCGTGCGGAAGACGTTGAACGTCATCGTCACTCCGCCTAACAAAGGAAAAAGCACGTCGCTGGTTAACGTCGGGAAGTACGCAGCGCTCGCCGGGTTCAACGTCGCGCACTACACGTTCGAGCTTTCGGCGAACGTCATCAAGCGCCGGTACTTCATGGCGATGACCCGGATGAGCAAGAAGGAGCTAAAAAGGAAGAAGGCTACCGCGTATGACAAGATACTCGACCTCGCCGACGGAATAGCGGAAGAGTCCATCATCGTCAAGCGGTACCCGGCGTACAGCTGCACGGTGCCGATGGTCCGGGAACACATCAACCTCGTGCGGAACAAGTACGGGTTCTTCCCGGACGTCCTCATCTTCGACTACGCGGACCTCATGCGCTCCACCAAGAGCTACGACCAGCGAAGACACGAGCTGTCCGAGGTCTACTACACGATGAGGGAGCTGGCCGACGAGTTCAACGCAGCAGCGTGGACCGCGTCGCAAACGAACCGGAGCGGAGCAAGCGAGGAGCTGGTCACGATGGAGGACCTCGCCGAGTGCTACGAAAAAGCAGCCTGTGCAGACGTTATGGTGTCTGTCAATCAAACTTTAGACGAAAAACGGTCTCGGCCACAGACGGCCCGGCTGTTCCTCGCTAAGAACCGGGACGACGTGTCCGAGGTGACGGTAGAGGTCGAGACCGATTGGGAGAGGGCATGGATAGGAAACTTACTTTAGGCCAACGCATAGCGAAGATGGCGAACAGACTGAACCCGAACAAAGGAGGTTTGCGCGTGTCAAGTGACAAGATGTGTGGTTGTGGAATCGAGTGTGAGTGTATAGTGGATGGAAAGTTGAAGCTGTGCGCTCCGCTCAATGTGTCGACTGTCAATTTCAAGTCGTGTCCGAATCCGGACCTGCAGCGCCCGGTAGAGCGCCCGGAGATTGAGGAAGACGTCGACAAGCTGAGAAAAGCGGTAGACGAGGTAGCCAACAAGACAAACGCCGAAGGTGAAAAGGCAGCACTAGCCGAAGGCAAGGTGGTGTACACCTGCCCGGTGCATGGCGACGCCGTTGACGCCTTGACCTTTTCCTCGCCTCAGCTCGGTGGAACGGTCGCGTATTGCATGCAGTGCTTTGTCAAGCAGATGTCCCGAATCCTCAAACCACTGGAAACGACGAAGTGGACGCCACCGAAGAAGGATTGACGGTTGTCAAGCAATACAACCCGGTATGTTACCGGAGGGCTAGACGTGTTCCAGTTGTATCCGTCACTCAACGCCGACCAGCAGCAGCTCCCGGTAAACGACCGGCGCTAGTTGCAGCTGTAAAGCGAGTGCTGGAGAAGCTGGAACGCATCGAGCCTTTCTCCGTGCAGTGGGGTATGCTGTGCGGTATGGGGTTCGCAAGCGAACAACGACTACAGGAGTTCCTCGCATGCCACGAGTAGACCGTGACTACGTGTTCGAGCAGCTAGGCGATTTCCACCGTCGCAAGGAGTGGTACAACTTCCGGTGTCCGTATCACCGAGGCGAGTCACTCAACTTCGGGGTGTCCTTCCGGGCTGGCCGGTTCCACTGCTTCTCATGTGGTGCTGCCGGTCCGCTGCCGGTCCTCCTATATGACCTGAGGGAAGGCACGGCGACGGGCTTCGGAGGCGGTCGTGGCCTCCTAGGGCCTAAGGCCCGACCCCGGCCCGGCGAGGCCAAGGAAGATACCTCGTCTGCGCTTTCTAAGCGCTTAAATTCGGGTCGGTCCGACCCCGGCCCGGAGGTGGACACCGACAGGTGGTTCCGGGACCGCTTCGAGGCCCTCCCGGAGGTGGCTGGCACGGCGCTTGCTGGTAAGATGGCGCTGGAGTACCTGCGCCGACGCGGAATACAGCTCGACCGGCTGGACGTTGGTCTACTTGACGGATACGAAGGTCGGGTGGTCTTCCCATTCTACGACCGAGGCAAGGTCGTCTTCTTTCAGGGCCGGTCATTCGTGCCGTCGCCGTTGAAGACCATCAACCCCGATGTTGAGGACGGCTGGTATCCGAAAACCGACGTGCTCTTCCGACTTGAGTGTCTGAACGGTGGAACGGTCGTATTGACAGAGGGGATATTCGACGCCTTGAAGACGGAACAGGCGATTGGAAGGTCACATCGAGCGAGTTGCCTACTTGGAAAGACCATCAGCCAAAGACAGATTCGGCTGCTCCGGTCTGCTGGCGTCGAGTGGATTACCGTGTTCTTGGACGGTGACGCCAACAGGGAAGCAGCCGATCTCGCTATCAAGCTTTACAAGCACAAATTCGGCGTGCGCTTAGTCCAGTACCCTAACCACATGCACGAAGCGGACCCCGGCTCGCTGGACGCCGGGACGATTCGCTCTCTTCTCCTTTCTGCTCGTCCTGTTGGTCCAACAACAGAGCTTGAGCTTGCTCTTTTATCCGCCTAATCTCCCTGCTGATAGTCGCTTTGCTGATGTCAAGTGACCGGGCTATCAGACTGTCCGGTATCGAGTCCGGGTTCAGGCTCATGACGAGCTTGCCGGAGGCGCGTGCCTCCAGTTTGTGTTGCCGGACCGCCATTGACATCTGTAAAGTCTTATCGCTAGGAGCGAGCTTCTCCCGGAGTACGCGCTTGCCGAGGGCCGACAGGCGACGCTCCAGTGCTTGGATAAAGACGCGTGCCTCGACCTCGTCTTCGTGGCTGTCAATCGGAGCTTCCACGTTGTCTGAGGAAGAAGCAAACCGGGCGTGGTACCGCATCGCTTCGCGCTGCGCGTCTACGATTCTGTTGTACGCCGTCCTGCTGATGAGGCGGATGACGTCTTGCGTGCTCTTGTGTTTGTACCTGTCAATTGCGTGTAGGGCTGCGACGAGTCCTTCCTGCATGAAGTCGTGCGCTTGCAGCTGGTCGACCGCGTGCCGGTAGGCGACGATGCGGACGCCGTTGTAAATCTTCCGGATGAACCAGCTCTTGTCAAGCATCTTCATGGGACACCCCCATCTGCTTGTAGAGGCGCATCACGAAGGCCACGGTGTCGAAGTACTTCTTGTCTTCAACGAACCCGGAGCCTTGCAGCTTCTGCACCACCATGCGGATGACATCGGGCGGTTGACGGAGTAGACGTATCGTGCTGAGGTACGTCAGCTGAAACGAGTCTTTCCACGCGATTTCGAAGCGGTCCTCTTCTACCTTGTAAACGTTGATGATGTAGCCACGGGACGTCGTCACCGTGTAGCACTCCTTGAACTTTCCCCGGCGCAGCCGGTCCATCGTCTTTTTGAAGGCGTCTTTCATTCGACCACCTCCCTCTGCAGGGCCGAAACCGTGACCCACATCTGCCGGTTGCAACCACCGTCGTACTTCGTGCATTCTACTGTGTCAAGTACCCGAATCGGACACCGGCGACCGCAATCCTCACCGTAGCCGTCGGGGTCTTTGCACACCAGCAGCTTTTCTATCGTCTGCTTCTCGAACATGTGACCTCCTTCATATGGAGCGTGCCGGGCTTTCCTGCTCCCGGTACGTCCTTTACAGGTGAGAATTAGTTGTTGCTCGAAGCGTACACCATGCTGAGCATGTCGTTGATTTCGACTCGTTCTTTCATGTCAATGACCGTCGTGGTCTGCTTGGTCGGATTCGCTGCCGTCGCTTCGAGGATGGTCTCAAGCGCGACCTGCTTGTCCTTCGCTCCGCTTCCCATGAGGGCTGATTTGACGCGTGTCCGTTCCAGCTCTTCCTCGCTCCCGGACTGGTACACCTTCCGGTCGTGGTCGATGTAGTCGGTGAACGCGTTCAGCAGGGAGTACGCGGTGCCTCTCTGAGTCGGAAACGCGTTGCCGTCGTTGTCCTCGAAGTTCTCCAGCACGTTGGCTATCTTGTCCTGCACGATGGCGTTGCCGTTGTGGTTGGGGAACAGACGAGTCATGACCTCGAACGTCGACTCGTGGGTCATCTTCCGGGTGGCCAGCACGTTGAGCTTGTCCTCCAGCGTCTTGATGTTCGAGCGCACGTCGCTGAGTGCAGCAACGCTGTCGTTCATCCGCTCTTCCGCGTTCCGGGTGTGCTTGACACGCACCAATTTGCCGAGGTTCTTCGACTCGGCCATATACGCTGGCAGCTGGTTGTCGCAAATACCGCGCACCGTGGAGATTGACACCTGAGCACAGCCCTTCTTTCCGTGGAAGGTCGTGAAGAAGAGGTAGGACTGGCTGATGTCGTCCGTGCCTTTGATTCGAAGGTCCATCGGGACGCGAGCAAGGCACCATATCTGACGACCGTCGTCAATCGACCCGGCGAACGTGTAGTGTGCTCCGTCGACCGACTCCAGCAGGGAGTCTACGAAAGAGAACGCGAACTTGTTCTGTATCGGGGTGTAGTCTTTGCCGACCGCGCCGAGGAAAGCGTCGGTGTCCTGACGGAAGATGCCGAATGTCGGAAGTTCGAGACCTGCAGCTGTGTAGAGTGGACGCTTGTCAACCTGCCAGTCGAGTCCGGCCTTAACAATGGTCTGCTGCCATGTCTGTGCGTCGTCAACGACGGTGCCGAGCTTGTGGTAGCCTTTTCCAACTGTCATGATTTCTTCTTTTCCGTTTGTGAGTGTTGCGGACATGAGTCCTCCTTTTACAAGGTGATTGGTTTCGAGACCGAGCTGTGCCCGGTTCTCATTTGTCAATTGATGTGTAGCTCCCCATCGGGGTATTCGACGACCTGTCCATCTGTCAGCCGTCGTGCTGCTTCCTGCGAGAACAGCTTGTGGATCGCTTTACGCTTGCACTGCGCCGACTTGATGATGCTCTCCTCGACGCTGGTACCGAGAGCACGCCGTTTTTTCCTTTTAGTACGACGCGCCTTGTCAGCTACCAAGCCATTCCGCTCGTTTGCTGCCCGGTTCAACTTCACGTTGTCTCCTTTCTCCTCTGTCAAGAGGGTGGTTGGTGGTTAGGCTATCAGTTTATTTGCGTTCTTGGAACCGGCTCTGTAGTGCTCGTCTGCGATTTTAAACTTCCTGCTTTTCCATCCGCAGTTGGGGCACTCAATGCGCCTGTCAATTACGTTCGTGATGAGATCGTTCTCGGTGGTACCGCACTTCGGGCATATGACTTCCGACGGGTAGACCGCGTTCACGAACCCGTCGACGAAATGAGCTGCTGCCGTGACCTTGTCGAGGTACATGCGTTGGAGCTGAGCCATGAGCGGTTCGAAGACCGTGAGTTCGGTCGGAGTGCAGTATACGTATATCTGGTGCCCTTTTCCTTTGTAGTGTTTGACGCCGAGACCAAGCGAGTGGGCCAACCGTATCGCTGCCGAGTTGATGCGCCTGTTGCACTTGATTCGGTACATGCTCTTTTCTTCTATGCTGTCAATCTGATGTTTCTCCATCAGCTTGTCAATCAGTCGCTGCGCGTTGTCGGCTTCCGGTCCGCCGGACTTCGCCATCGCTTGCAGCTTCCTGAGTTTGTCCATGATGTCGCCCATCTTCTTCTCCTTTGTCAATGATGGCAGAGGTTTATTGCCTGTCAACGGTTATCACTTCGAGAAGGTCTTCGTCGGCTGCGTGCGCGAACCCGATGACCTTGTTCATCCGCTCTTTTCCTTTTTCGTACAGGACGCCGGAGAGGTAGCTGGTCAGCGCGTAGGCGTGAAACACGCTACCGTCGAGGACGTCGGCCAGTTTGTCGTGTAGGTTCTCGTCTTCCGTGATGCAGTCGGTCAGAAGCTCGATGACTCGCTCCTGCTGCTCCGGGGTGATGGTCTTGGCTTCGCCTTCCGACAGCGCTTCTTTTTCCTCTTTAGCCTTGAGCCAGTCGGCGAACCTGTCGTCGTGCGCTTTCGCGTTCCGGAAGATGGAGTACAGGGCCTGAGGGTACACGTGCTCTGTTTCGAACTGTTTCTTGCCGAGTTGACGTCCGCGCATCTTGACACCGGTGGCGTCCTGCCAAATGCGGTAGACCCACAGGAAGTTCGTCTGTGCGCAGTCCCAAAGGTCGACGGTGTGGCTGTTGGTTTCGATGTACTCGTGGAGGAGGTCGTACGACTTCTGCTGCGCCTTCGTCAGCTTGACGCCCTTTTTCCTCTTTATAAGCTCGACGGTGTCTTCCGGGTTGTAGCAAAACGAGTGCAGCTCGCCACCCCGGAGGTACTTGAAGCCATGCGAGTTCGTCTTGTCCCATTCGGACGGGTTCGGTCCGAGGTCCCTCGCTTCGGAAACCTCGACGCGGAAGGTCACGCCTTCGACCTTGATGGTGTCTCCAACCTTGACGTTCTTGGCCTTGATGCGTTTCGTGTTGGCCATTGTAGCTCCTTTCGTGGTGCCGGGTTCGGCAGCGCCTCCCGGTCGTTTGTTTGTTGGGTGTCGGGGTTCTCACCCCCATACGTAAAAAAAACACACGCCGGGCCTTCGCGCAACCCCAAGATATAGTGTTTAACACGTTAAAGAAATACAACGGGTTGTATAAGAGCAAATAGCGTGCCAAATGAAGCGCTTAAAAAGACTGGCACGGCTCTTGCTGGTCAAACGTATAGAAACAGAGCCTTTTTGGACGTTTTCATTTGTAAAGAAACGAATGTCGCCTGTCAAGGCAACGCGGTCGTTCTACTCTGTAAAGAAACGGAGTTTGTGTTCCGGTCGTTATCGTGGTTGAAGGGAGAGAACGTCATGGCGATGATAGAGCTAGGCGACACGTTTTTGATGAAGGGCTACGAGTGGGAGGTCATCAAGGAGAACCAAAACCGGCAGGGCCGGTCGCACTGGTTCGTTGCCGAGAACTACGAAGGCAGCACCTGCATCTTCTTGAGCGACCACATGTACCACTGGGTCCGAAATGGAACAGCCGTCCTACTACCAAGAGGGAGGAAGAATGAACCAGCTAACAGCGAAACCGCTCGAAGCACCGGTGGGGATTGGCCCGAATCCTAAGGTCCGAGTCATGGACGCGATTGACAAGGACCACGAGTTCGTGGCCGACGCCATCGAACGCCAGCTCATTGCGCTGGACGCTAGCGCGATGAAGTACCTCGAAAACAGAATCGAAGACGCACGATACAGAGGAGCGTTGGACGACGGACCGCGTGACCGGGACTCGTACCACGCCTTCCACAGCTGTATCAGCTTTGCATGGTAATTGACAAAGGAGAATAGATGTCCACCGTCGTAGGAGCAGCTTTCGTACTCGTGGTAGTCGCACTGCTCGTGTTCGTAGTGCTGATAGAGTGGAAGCCTCCCCGGAGGTGGTGGTAGAGGGGGCATGAAACTGAGTGTTTGTCTCAGACGTTACTTTTTCTGAAGCCACTCGGCTTCCCAACCCCCGGATAGCTGGACATATCGCATAGCAGGAGTCCTTATTCACAACCCAAAAGGAGGAAGTATGGCACCAACAACCTACAACCCCGGTGACGCAGTATCCGTTGACGGCGAAGGAGGGTACACCGTTCTCAAGGTAATGAAGTCCTCTCTTAAAGTCGAAAAAGACGGCAACACCAGCATCAAGCCGATGGCTCTGTGCGAACTTGACGGAGGAGAAGCACCGGCAGAGAAACCGGCGTCTCGGAAGCGTTCGAGTAAAAAAGCAGCTCCCAAGGGAACCGGCGTAAAGGCGAAGCCACGCAGGAACCCGGTTGAGGACGCAGAGAATCCGCCTACCAAGTCACGCAAGCGGAAAGCTCCGGCAGAAAAACCGGCAGCAAGCAAGAAGTCGTACGAAAAGCGCGACAGCTCGAAGGACGGCGAGGTAGTTGACAAAGGAGAGTCGACTAAAGGAACCGCCTCGAAGCCGAAAGCAGCTCGTCCGACCAAGAAATCCGAAGCGGACCCGGTAGGCAAGGTGCTGTGGGACTGCGACACACCGACCAAGGTCGTGAACGCTGTCAAGGGACACAAGGCGTACAAGTTCGTCAACACCGACAGCTTCAAGAAGACCGTCGCTCAGAAAAACGACCTGCAGTTCGGTCTTTTCCGGATGCGAATGGGGAACCTGCTTCGGGGAGCTATCAACAGAGCTTCGAAGTAAAACAGCGGTGAGGGACGCTTGCCGTGGAGGGCCGGGACGTAACGTGATAGGTGATTCAAGCCTTAGAGTTTGCCCGGCCTTCTCTGTATTGAGAAAGGAGGACGCGTGGAACGAAAGGAAAGGCACCCGGAAGGCTTCAAGGGCTTGAGAGGGCTTAAGGGGCGACCCGGACCCGGAGAGGGCGACGGAGATACCTCGTCGGCGCTCCCGGAGGCTCCGAGAAGGCAACCGAACACGGCGCTGCTGCAGGAGCTGCTACGGATGCCGAAGGTGAACCCGAAGCTCATCACGCAGAACGACCGGCGTGCGAGTGTCGGGGAGGTGTTGGACGCTTTGCTCCCGTCAATCAACCGGGAGTTCACGGCGCTGTTCCGGGAGCACGTGAGGATGCAGCGTCAACAGTGGTTGCTCCGTCTGCAGGGCGTATACGTCGGTCCTGCAAGACGCGGAAGCAAGACGGTATACACGACGGCGAAGGGAAACCGTAAAAAGAGGAGGAAGACATGAAGCACGTAGTTGGCATCCTCGCGATGCTGGTACTGGTGGTGTGGCTGGTGGGCTGTCCGGTCATCACGTTTTTCATGGTGTTGGAGGTCGGGAGCTTGAGCGAGGCGTTTATCGTGACGTGGAAACATCCGGTGGCGTGGCTAGGAGTCAACGGGGTCGCGTTCATAGCTGGAGCGGTTATGGCGGTTTGGTGCCTGTCAATTGACGAACGCAGGAGGCGCTACTATGGCGGATAGCAAGCAAAGCTGTGCATGCTGGCTGCTGTACCGCAACTCACACGTCGTCGGTGTGGCGATAGCGAGCGAGGAACGAGCGAGGGAGCTTCTCAAGGAAAAGAGGGACACGCTCAAGGGCGACTTCCCGGATATGTCCGACTCTACGTTCGACAACCTCAACATCTACCGCATCGTGCCGACCAAGATACTGCAGTGATTGACAAAGGAGAAGAACATGCCACTACGTAGAGCTAAGCAGGTGCCACGGTCGAAGTGGGGGACCTTCGTCCTTCCCTTCGGCAAGTACCGGGGAGACACGCTGTACTCGGTGTACCTCAACGACCCGTCGTACCTCCGATATTTGGACACGATGGACCTGTACCCTAAGACGAGGGAAGCCGTCGACGCAGCGATAACACACCTGAACGAACACGGCGAAAACAGCATACGTTGACGCCTGTAAATCTCACCTGTCAATGAGGCCCGGTGCTCCAAAGGCGTCGGGCTTCCTCTATATAGAACAAACACGAGAACACGACGTTTGCAGAAATAAAGACGTAAATAAGTCCGCGTCGCGCGCGCGGTTTCCTTTTAGAAGTTTGAATCCCGAACATCCAAATAAACAGCTATGGCAGGACGGCAAAAAAGGCGTGCCCGGCTGGAAGCAGAAAAGCGACTAGCTGAGGCGCAAAAGCGGATTGCCGACCGAAATGCTACCGACCGAGAAGGTAGCCAGCCGACCAAGAAAGACAAGGCGATAGAGGTCGAAGTTGAGAGAATCCGTGAAGCCATCAACCAACCACACGGCGATATCACCGCAATCTGGCGCTCCGAATTTGTGGCTGTCAAGAACCCGGAGAAGCTACCGGACGAGGTGTACGTCGCTGCTGCGCTCCGCTCTTTTGGCAACGTTTCTATCATGGCACGTCTTCTCGGCTGCTACCACAAGCACATTTACAACCGCATCAACACCAGCGCTGCTCTCGCCGAGGTCATGGCCGAAGCACGCAACATGTTCATCGACCTCGCAGAAGCTCGTCTTATCGAGTCGGTGGCGAACTCCGACGATTGGGCCGTCAAGTTTACACTTGAGACCCTCGGCAAGGGACGAGGCTACACGAAAGAACACATACCGGAAGACCACAAAGGCTCTATCCTCTCCGCTATCAACCGGATGCTTGACGGCGAAACGCTCGGCGGAGCGTGACCGAATGAAACTCCACGAGAAACAGATATGGTCGATAAGACAGGCGCGGAAGCGTCTTAACTTTTGGGAAGGAGCGGTCCGCTCCGGGAAAACGCACGCGTCTATCTTCCGTTGGATAACGTACGTCGCCGATGCTCCTCCCGGCGAGCTGCTCATGGCCGGGAAGACGACACGCTCCCTCTACCGAAACGTCATCAAGCCGATGGGCGACCTGCTTGGTCGCGACATGAAGTACTACCCCGGTAAAGGCGAACTGGAGCTGTGGGGTCGGACCATCTTCCTCATCGGTGCAAACGACGAACGTGCAGAAGGCGTCATCCGTGGAATGACCTGCGCTGGTGCCTACCTCGACGAGATAACACTCCTGCCCGAATCCTTCTTTACAATGCTCCTGTCAAGGATGAGTGTCACCGGGGCGAAGCTCTTCGGCTCAACAAACCCGGACGCTCCGCGCCACTGGTTCAAGGTCAAGTACCTTGACAGGCGCAATGAACTCGACATCGCCGTGTTCCGGTTCATGATAGAGGACAACCCGTCACTCGACCCGATGTACGTTTCCGCGTTGAAGATGGAGTACGTCGGTCTGTGGTACAAACGGTACATCCTCTCTCAGTGGGTCATGGCAGAGGGAGCCATCTACGACTTCTTCGACGAGGAAGAACACTGTGTACACCGCTTCCCAAAGGCGAAGTTCCGTGTCGCTGGTGTTGACTATGGGACGAGCAACCCGACCGCATTCGGGCTTTACGGGGTGGACTTTACAAGGAAGACGAAGATTTGGAAGGAAAAGGAGTACTACTACGACCCGACGATGTCCGGGAGACAAAAGACCGACCTTGAGTTCGCACTCGACCTCCGGGACTTTGTAAAAGGAAAAAACGTCCGGCACATCTTCGTCGACCCGTCCGCTGCGAGCTTCAAGCTCCAGTGCAAGAGGAAGGGCGTACTCGGCATCAAGGACGCAGACAACGACGTCATCGACGGAATACGCACGACGTCCAGCATGTTGAAGAACGG